AAGACAGAGAAAAAGTAAGAGAGATTACAGAGAAAGAGAATGATGCGATTATTGTTGCATCTTATGGAACATTCTCTACTGGCATTAACATTAAAAACTTACACAATGTTATTTTTGCTTCTCCTTCTAAGTCAAGGATTAGAAATCTCCAATCAATTGGGAGAGTTCTCAGAAAAGGAAATAACAAAACAAAAGCAACGTTATATGATATTGCCGACGACATTTCCTATAAGTCTAGAAAAAATTATACTTTAAATCATCTAATCGAAAGAATTAAAGTTTATAATGAAGAAAATTTTAATTACGACATAGTAAACATACCGCTTAAAAATTAATATGGGAGATGAATTTTACGCAATAATAAAATTAGTTTCTGGGGAAGAAATTCTATCAATAGTTGCTACTGATGATAATGGTGGAAATCCAGTTTTAATTTTGCAAAATCCAGTAATAATAAAATTAATACAAGGTAAAATGGGAACCATAGCTAAAGTAAAGCCATGGATTGAACTTTCTAATGATGATTTTTATATAGTTAATTTTGATAAAATTATTACTATGACAGAACTTGAAGATATGAATTTAATTTCAATATATGATGAATATATATCTGATGATAATAAATCTAGACCAGAGTCACCAGGACGTGTAAAGCCAGATTCAAAGATGGGATATATATCTTCAGTAGAAGATGCACGTAAAAGACTAGAAGATATATTTAAACTTAAAGATAATAAAGAAAGCTAAATCTCATCCTTCAAACCCAACAAAGGTATTCTAGCGATATTTTGATTACTTGTCAAGTCTTTCTCAGTATGATAAAATAAAAATAACCTATTAGATTAATAAAAAATGTCGCTATGCCAAGAAAAAAGACAGAGCATTATGTTAACAATAAAGAGTTGTTGGAGGCAATGATCGTTTACCGTACAAAGGTCGAAAAGAAATATAAAGAGATATACGGCAAAGATTTACGAGAACAACCAAAGGAAGAAAGAGCACGAAGATGGGATGGTAAACCACCCATTCCAAATTATCTTGGAGATTGTTTTTTAAAGATTGCAACTCACTTATCATATAAACCAAACTTTGTAAATTATATGTTTCGTGAGGATATGATTTCAGATGGAATCGAAAATTGCGTTCAATATATTCATAATTTTGATCCTGAAAAATCCAAAAATCCTTTTGCTTACTTTACGCAGATCATTCATTATGCTTTTCTCCGTAGAATCCAAAAAGAGAAAAAGCAACTTGACATTAAAACCAAAATTATTGAAAAGACGGGTTTTGATGAAGTCATGATGGTTGATGACAGTTTGCTTTCTGGGCATAGTTCAGACTACAACACCATTAAAGATAATATTCAATATAGAAACCGATGAGCAAAGTAGCAATTTTAAGTGACACACATTTCGGCGCCAGAAAAGGTTCAAAGTTTCTTCATGATTACTTTGAACTTTTCTACAAAAATGTCTTCTTCCCTGCTCTAAAGGAACATGGCGTAGAAACTGTGATTCATATGGGAGATGCTTTTGATAGTCGAAAGTCAATTGACTACCAAAGCCTTGAGTGGGCAAAAAGAGTTGTATTTGATCCACTTAAAGAGTATGATGTTCACATGATTATTGGTAATCATGATACTTATTATAAAAATACCAATGATGTAAATTCTCCAGACCTTCTTCTTCAAATTTATTCGAATGTTAAAACATACAGCAAAGCGACAGAAGTTAACATTGGAGGATTGGATATTTTATTTCTACCTTGGATTAATTCGGAAAATGAAAGTGAAACCTATCAACTTATTCAAAAGACATCTTGCAAGTGTGCGATGGGGCACCTTGAGCTCCAAGGATTTAGAGTTAATCGACAAATCATCATGGAGCATGGTACTGACGGCAAGTTATTTGAGAACTTCACCAGAGTCTACAGCGGTCACTACCACACTAGATCAGATGACGGAAAGGTCTTCTATCTAGGAAATCCTTATGAGATGTATTGGAATGATGTAAATGATCCAAGAGGATTTCATATTTTTGATACAGAAACCCTAGAACACACCACAATCGATAATCCTTATAAGTTATTTTATAATATTTACTATGAGGATACGAACTATAAACTTTTCAATGCCTCTGAATTTAAAGATAAGATTGTAAAGGTTATTGTTCGTAAAAAATCAAAACCAAAAGACTTTGAAAAGTTTATTGATAAGATTCACTCTGCCGGTGTTCAAGAACTTAAAATTGTAGAAAACTTTGCCATTCAGGAATCTGAAGATTTTGAAATTAGTGAAGAAGAAAGTACAATTTCTATCTTGAATAGATATATTGATGAGTCGGAGTTCGAATATAATAAGACTACAATTAAAGGTATATTTGAAGACTTATATAGACAAGCTTGCGAAGTAGAATAATGTGGCTTCTTACACTTAAAGGTAGAAAAGATGACGGAGCATATGCCGTTTATGATAGTAAAGGAGGTAAGGTTTTATTTCTTTTTAAAGAAGAAGATGATGCTGTTCGATATGCTTTAATGCTTGAAGATGAAGATGAAAAAGAATATGAAGTTGTAGAAGTTGATGACGAATTGGCTATAAAAACTTGTATTTTGTATAATTACAAATACTCTATAATTACTCCAAATGACATTGTAATACCACCTAAGAATGATAAACTTCAAGAAGATTAAATGGAAAAACTTTTTAAGCACGGGTAATCACTGGACAGAGATTGATTTTCAAAAGAGTGCTACAAACTTAATCATTGGAACAAATGGCGCGGGCAAGTCTACTATGCTAGATGCCCTCACTTTTGTTTTATTTAATAAACCATTCCGTAAGATTAACAAACCTCAACTTGTTAATACGACAAATGAAAGAGATTGTCTTGTAGAAATTGAGTTTAGTGTAAACAATAAGGAATACTTAGTTCGTCGTGGAATCAAACCAAATGTGTTTGATATTGAAGTCAACGGAGTTGCTCTTCATAAAGAGGCAGATGACCGTGCTAATCAACGCATTCTTGAAGAGAACATTCTAAAAGTAAACTACAAATCATTTACTCAGATTGTAATTTTAGGTAGTAGTAATTTTGTTCCCTTCATGCAGTTGAATAGCGCAAATCGTCGAGAGGTTATTGAAGATCTTTTGGATATTCGCATATTCTCTGCAATGAATAATTTGCTCAAGGATAAGATGAGAAATCTTAAGGAGCAGATTAAGTCACTTGATTTGAAGAAAGAAAACTTAAAAGATAAAGTCAAGATGCAGAAAGACTTTATTGAAGAACTTGAGAATCGCGGGAATGCCAATATAAATGCCAACAAAGAAAAGATTGCCAAGTTAGATGGAGAAGTTGGCATTTATATTGAGGAGAATACAGGAACAGAAGAGACTATTCATAGTCTCACAAAGGAACAGGAAGAAGTTATTGGTGCAGGTGATAAGTTAGTAAAACTAAACAATCTCAAAGGTAAATTGTCTCAAAAGGTAGGTACAATTACCAAAGAACACATGTTTTTTACCGAAAATTCGGTATGCCCTACATGCACTCAGGATATAGAAGAAGAGTTTCGATTAAATAGAATTACAGACGCTCAAAATAAAGCAAAGGAGCTTCAACAAGGATACAAAGAACTTGAAGAAGCAATTAAAGTTGAAAAGGAGAGAGAGCGTCAATTCATTGCACTTTCAAAGGAGATTACTGAACTCAATAATGGCATTTCTCAAAACAATACTCGGATTAGTTTCAATCAGAGACAAATCAGAGATCTTGAACATGAAATTCAAACTATTACCAATCAGTTACAAAACCGAAATACTGAACATGAGAAATTAGATGAGTTTCAAGAAGGTCTTCAAAAAACGTTTGAAGACCTGAGTAATAAGAAGGAGCAAATGCTAAACTATGAATTCTCTTATTCCCTCCTTAAAGATGATGGAGTCAAGACTAAAATCATTAAAAAGTATTTGCCCTTCATTAATCAACAGGTTAATCGATATTTGCAGTTGATGGATTTTTACATCAACTTTTATCTTGATGAAGAGTTCAATGAAACTATAAAATCTCCTATTCATGAGGATTTTTCATATTCTTCATTCAGCGAAGGTGAAAAGATGCGTATTGATCTTGCGCTACTTTTTACTTGGCGGGAAGTTGCCAGATTGAAGAATTCTGTAAATACAAACCTTCTTATTATGGATGAAGTTTTTGACTCATCTTTAGATGGATTTGGAACAGATGAGTTTCTCAAAATTATTCGCTTTGTCATCAAAGACGCTAATATATTTGTCATCTCTCATAAGACAGGATTGGAAGATAAGTTTGGAGAAGTAATTCGATTTGACAAAGTGAAAGGATTTAGTAGAATGATCTAAATACCATTAGTATCATGGACACTTTTAATTATGGGATACATACCTTATTCACCTGAATGGCATAGATATCGTTATCTTAAGGAATCGATAGATAAATATCTAGATGATGGCATAGAACCTACTTCTATAATGAATGATATTAGGCATATACTTCATGTAAGATCTGAAGTTGCTTATCAGGAGTTCAATAGAATCAATCAACTAGAGCACCATCTCTCGGAAGAATAATATGCTTTCCACCCAATACAGACTTCGGTTAGAGTTTATTTGTAAATGCATCGCAAATAAGCAGGAAGTCAAACTAGAAGATATGATATGGGCAGAAAAACTTGCGAAGGCAAATACTTCTGCCAGAGAAATGTTAAACAAAGCCCGTCGTCATGCTGCTCATGATATTGAGGAGGGTAGTATGGATGATTTTATGAATAGGATGGGATTAGGAGACCCCGACCCATCCAATTACAAAACGGGGTTTAATGGTGCTGATGATATTCACGATTGGTTTAAGCAAGATAAATCTGACGATTGGCGTCAGCGTGATTAAAAGTTAAGAGATTTTGAGTTAAGTTAAAAAAACATATAACTTCATTAAAAACACGAAATGTTTTGAAATTCACACTATATACGATAGAATGATGGGGTAAACCAAATGATCTGAAATTTTTTTATTATTTGATCTATGTGCGTGGAGGTTATGATGCACAATCTAATTTCATATAATCAACTTGCGGGTTGGAAACAATTCGAGGAAGTAGTTGATGGGTGTAATGAGCAGTTAGATAGAGTTAATGATTATTTCGATTGTCTTATCGAGTGCGATGAAAATCGCGGAGTCTGTAAACGCATTTGTGGGGAATTGCTAAAATGAGTCTAGTATAAAAAGTGTCATTAAGGGGAGGTCTTTTGACCTCCTTTTTTTATAAATAATTAAAAACTATTTGTAAAATGAAGACCTTATTAGAAGCCTATAATTCAATTTATTCTCAAGAAGAAAATTTGCGTAATGAAATTGTTGAATTTTGTAATGAGTTCTTTTTTGATACTGAAGATGAAACTGAATATTTTGTAGAAGAATTATTTCAAGATGAAGAACTTGTAGTTGAATTTTTTGATGATATTCTTGATTTTAGTTCCGAATTTAATTTAAATGAAGATACTTATGTTACAGAAACTAGAGCGTCTCTAATTAAACGAGGACTTAATGTTGCTGGTGGATTACTTAAGAAAGTGACACCACAACTTAGAGGTCTTCCTGCAAAGACATTAGTAAAGAGAGGATATCAACCGGGAGGATTGCAAAAAACTGGAGAACTTCTTGGAAAAGCGTATCCACAAGCACTTAAAACTCAAACAAGAGCAATTAAACAAGCAAGAGCTACTAGACAATCTACACCCGGACCAAAACTCGATGTTCCAGATCGTTATTTGACCGCATTGCAATCAAAAAGAGCTGCAAGAGGATTGCCATCAGCAGGTAATACAAGTGCTGGAAGTGTAAAAGCTGAAACCGAACGTGGTTTTCTTAGAGACAGAAATGCAAAAGCTGCTCTTGCTAAAAAAATTGATCAAGCAAGAACTGTTGCCGCTGCTTTTTTGAAAACAGTTCGTCAAGGTGCTGCTATCGATAAATTAAGAACAGCAGCTAGAGGAACTAAAGGAACTGGTGTAAGAATTGGAACTACAACACCTATCAGAGGTCTACTTTCTCCTTCAGGATCTAAAGTTGCTTCTTCTAAATCGAGTGGTGGATTGATTGGAATTAGGAATGTTCCTGACATTAAAGCAGTATCTCGCAAGTATGGTGTAGATGTTCCTGCACCAAAACCCGCGTGGAGTAACAAACCTGGTGATCCTTGGAAGGATACTAGAATTATTCAACGTTCAACTAAAGCTAAAACACAACCCACAACACCAAAAACTGACCCCAAAGTTCAAAAAGCACTTAGTGGAACTCCAGAAAGAACTGCACTTCCCGGAGGAACTTCTCCTGGAGCAGGTCGTAGAGATTACGCATCTTCTGGTGGAGTTAAGAGTTCTGATGCAAAAATGGGCAAAGATGGCGTAAAAGGAACTCAATTACCAGGATATACTCCAGCATCTGGAAGAACGGTTAATGTAGATGCAACTACAGTTTCTTCTAGAAGAACTACTTCGGATCGTATGAAACAAGTAAGTAGAGATCTTGGTAAAAATAAAGGTGCAGTTGCGGCAACTTTAACAACTGCTGCTGCCCTTGCTGCTGCTGGATCTGGTTCTGATAATAAAAAAACTAGTAAACCTCAAGACAGTGTTGGGAAGTATAATACAATGGATCCTGATGGAACTATAAGAAATCGTAAACTCGTTGGTCCTAAAATTGTTGGTCCTAAAATTGTTGGTCCTAAAAAAGTAGGAACTATCGCACAAGCTTTTGATAAAGCATATGCTTCAGCTAAAGATGAGGGTAAAAAAACATTTGAATTTAAAGGTAAGAAGTATACAACAGAAAGTGCCTCAATTAAATCACCTCAAAAACAATTGACAGAAATGATGGAAGCATATGCTGCTGTTCATGAGCAGAGTATGCTTAATACTGTTGTTGATACTGCTACGAGTGTTATAAAACCGCCAGTTCAAAGGCGGGCAAATAAAAAATATGGTCCACTTGGTGGATTTGTTGCTGGCAGAGAAGTTGATAAGATTGGTAGTGATGTCAAAAGTGGTAATTATGGTGGTGCTTTAAATAGAGCTGTGCAAGGTGCTGGAAAATTGTTTAACTCGGTTGATGTGTTTGATATTGTCAAAGGACACCTTCTCGATGAAGGTTATGCCGACACCGAAGAGGCAGCACTCGTTATTATGGCAAATATGAGTGAAGAGTGGAAGCAGAGTATTGTTGAGACTATTGCTGGTGGAGGATATACTCCAAATCCGGTTGGAAATGCAATCAGAACTGGTGCTGGACTTCTTAAAGGTGTAATGAGTAATTCATCTGTTCAGGGCGCCATTAAAACTGGTTCTGAAATGTTAAAAAAGAAAGTACCATCTGGTGGATATAGCACTCGTCCTGGTGATGGAAAACCCTACAAGGATGGCCCACTGTGGGATTCTGGTTCCAGTGGTTCAACATCTTCACCCAGAAGACCAAAACCACAAGTTAAGAAAGAACCACCTATGAGAGATGAACCTCTCTGGTGAGTCCACTTTCTAAACTGTCCACTGGGAGGTCTTCGGACCTCCTTTTTTTGTATAATAGGTCCATACGCAACGGATCAATGGCAGTCAATCACGAAATCAAGTCTCAACTTGCTAAACTTCTTGCCACCGAAGACCTTGTGGTGGAGCACAAGAAAGTAGAGACTGCTTGTTTCAATGTCCACACTCGCGTTCTAACGCTTCCTATGTGGGAGAAAGCGAGTTCGACTGTATATGATATGCTTGTAGGTCATGAGGTTGGTCATGCTCTTTATACACCTGATGAAGATTGGACAAAAAAATGCAAAGCACCACCGCAGTTTGTGAATGTGGTAGAGGATGTTCGCATCGAGAAACTTATGAAGCGTCGTTATATGGGTCTTGCCAAGACTTTCTATAAAGGATATAAAGAACTTTCTGACCAAGACTTCTTCTGTCTTGAAGGTGAAGATATTGATAACATGAATCTTGCCGATCGTATTAATCTTCACTTCAAGATTGGAAATTTTGTTGATATTAAATTTACGGAGTTTGAAAAAGCAATAGTTCGTATGGTCGAAGGTTGTGAAGATTTTGAGGATGTTCTTGTAGCAGCAGAGGCGCTTTATCGTTATTGTAAGGATCAGATTCCCAAAACTGATCAGCATCATCAACAAGAAACTCATACTGATGAAACACAGACTGGTGAGAATGACCAACCAGATATGACCGAGAGTGATGATCCTACCGAAGGTGGTGGAAATGTTGAGCAGAAAAAAGAAGATAATGAAGAGACATCAGATCCAGATCCAGAAGTTGAAACCATGAAGTCTCTTGAAGAGGGTCTAAAAAACTTGGTGAATATGTTTAGTCGTGAGAGTAATTATATTGAAATTCCTAAACTTGATTTAAAAAAATGTGTTAT